TCAGAACCCAGAAGGTGGCTTAAACGCCAAAGGCAGGGCATACTTTAAGAACAAGGAAGGCGCCAACCTGAAGCCTCCAGTGTCCTCTAAAGAGGCTGCAAAGTCTCCTAAGAAGGCTGCTCGTAGGAAGTCCTTCTGTGCTCGTATGAGTGGTGTACCAGGGCCTATGAAGGATGAGAAGGGCAGACCAACAAGGAAAGCACTGGCACTTAGGAAATGGGATTGCTAAATGGCAAACAAAACTTATATTGAACTTGTCAATGATGTACTGGTTAGGCTTCGTGAGAACGAGGTTACTTCAGTCAATGACACCACATACTCCAAACTAATTAGCAAGTTCGTTAATGACGCTAAGAGGCAGGTAGAAGATGCATACAATTGGAATGCTCTGTCTGAAACTATTACTGTCTCTACTACTGCTAACCTGTTTAACTACGTCCTCACTAATGCTGGCATTCGATTTAGGGTCTTTGATGTTCTGAATGACTCCAGCAACTGGTTCCTAAACAATGCTGCAACGCAAGAGATGGACGCTTTGTTCTTGGTCAATACACCTGAGTACGGCTCTCCTCGTTATTATAACTTCAACGGCGTAGATAGCAACGGTGACACACAGGTAGACTTGTATCCAATCCCTGATGCTAACTACATTGTCAACTTTAACGTAATTAAGCCACAGGCACAGTTATCTCTTAACTCAGACCAGATCAAGGTTCCTGACGAGCCTGTTATCTTCTTGGCCTATGCTAAGGCACTGGCAGAGCGTGGAGAAGACGGTGGACTAAGCAGCTCTGAGGCTTATGCGCTGTATCAGACATCCTTAGCAGACCATGTGTCTATTGAGGGCAACAAGTATCCTGATGAATTTATTTGGACACCTACTTAATGGCATCTCCATCACAAACAGCTAGTATCGCAGCACCAGGATTCTTTGGACTAAACATCCAAGAGTCTGCAGTGTCTCTGTCTTCTGGCTTTGCGCTAGAGGCTAACAACTGCGTGGTTGATAGGTATGGTCGTATTGGTGCTCGTAGGGGCTGGACACCTGTGAACTCTGCTGTCAATACAGACTTAGGCGCTGCTAACCCAGTAGAGTTTATGTTTGAGTTAACGGATAACGGGTCTAGTCAGTTCCTCAGTGCTGGTAACAATAGGCTGTTTACTGGTACTACCACGATGACTACCAAGGCTGTACGCAACCAAGCTAACAGTGCAGACTTAGCCTACACAATTACTGGTAATAACTGGCAGGGAGCTGCTCTGCCCTACGGTGATGGTTCTGATGCAGAGCCTCATGCATACTTAGTTCAGTCTGGTCATCCTATGCTGATGTACCATCGTATGGCTACTCCAGGGACTGGAGCTACGTTTACAGTTTCTACTGTCTCTAGCGGCGCTATCACTGGTTTGACTATTACTGCTGCTGGATCAGGATACAATGTAGGAGATATCCTAACCTTGTCTGGCGGAACCACTGCTGCTACCGTTACTGTGGCTACACGATCTGGTACAGGCATTGCTACTGTAACTATTACCACTGGTGGGGCAGGCTACTCAGTATCGAATGCTCTGACTAGCACAGTAACAACCACTGCTAACCCACACTCTCACACTGGCTCATACGGCTTCCAGAGGCTTGCTGACATAGGGACAATGCCTTTGGGGTATTCTGCTGGTGACTTCGCCCCTAACTGCGCTTTAGCGGCTTATGGACGTATCTGGGTTTCAGACATTACTGGAGATCCACAGACAGTATACTTCACTCGCTTACTAGATGGATCAGACTTCCAAGGTGGAGACTCTGGCTCTCTGTCCTTAAACGCTGTCTTCCCTAACTCGGATAAGATAGTGGCTATTGCAGCGCACAATGGATTCCTTATTATCTTTGGTCGTAATAACATCGCTGTCTATGCTAACCCAATCGATGTGACTACGCTGACCTTAGCAGACTATATTCCTAATGTGGGCTGTATCGCTAGGGACTCTGTTCAGAGCACTGGTACGGATATTATCTTCTTGTCTGATTCTGGGGTTAGAAGCCTGCAGCGGGTTATTCAGGAGAAGTCCTTGCCTATGCGGGATATCTCCAAGAATGTTCGAGATGACCTTATGACTAGTGTGGCCTCTGAGACAGCAGCTAATATCAAGTCTGTCTACTATGACAGGGATGCTTTCTACCTGCTAACCTTACCAACAACTAAGTCGGTATACTGCTTTGATATGAGGACTCCTCTGCAGGACGGGGCTGCTAGGGCTACTACTTGGACCGCTATAGAGCCTAAATCCTTTATTGTGACTAACTCCAAAGAGCTATACCTTGGTAAACCTGGGTATATAGGCAAGTACTTTGGGCATACTGACAATGGAGCTGATTATCGGTTTAGCTACTACACAAACTACTTTGACTTTGATCAGCCTACCATAGAAAAGATCATGAAGCAGATTGGGTTTGTGGTCATCGGAGGTTCTAACCAGAACGTAGCTGTTAAGTGGGGCTTTGATTATAACGAAAATTACTTTGCTTTTACGAAAAAGCTTGACACTTCAGTAGTTTACGAGTATAATATAGGGGAATACAATATTGCTGAGTTCTCAGACGGTATTGTCCTAGATAAGTTTAAGATACAGGCTGGTGGCACAGGGTCTGTTATGCAGATTGGACTAGAGGCTGAGATCAATGGTAACCCTATCTCTATTCAAAGGATTGACATCTATATTAAACAAGGAAAACAAGCATGAGCAATTACGTCAAGGCCACAAATTTCGCTGTTAAGGATGGTTTAGCCACTGGTAACCCAGCCAAGATTATCAAAGGCACAGAGATTGATACCGAGTATAACGCTATTGCCTCAGCTATCTCGTCCAAGGCAGACCTAAACAGCCCTACCTTCACAGGAACTCCAGCAGGTCCTACAGCCTCTGCAGGTGCTAGCACTACTCAACTAGCTACCACGGCCTTTGTAACCACTGCTATAGCGACTGCTACGGCTGCTCTTGTGCCTGCTGGTATGATCATGATCTGGTCTGGTTCAGTAGGTTCTATTCCTTCTGGGTGGACTCTCTGTAACGGCTCTAATAGCACTCCAGACCTACGGGATAAGTTTATTATAGGTGCTGGGTCAACCTATGCTGTTGGTGGTACTGGTGGTTCTGCTAACGCTGTAGTGGTTGACCACACCCACACAGCAACAACTGACACGGCTGCTGCTCACACACACGCTGTTCCAACAAACTCTGTTACTGGTCCTGGTAATAACGGTGGTGGTAAGTTTGTTAATGGAGACAATGCTGGAGGCAACGTCAACACTACCTCTGGCGGCGCACACTCACACTCAGTTACTGTTGCTTCGGCTGGTGTCTCAGGCGCTAACGCTAACCTGCCTCCATACTATGCTCTTTGCTACATTATGAAGACATGATTGAACATCATTTTTCAGATAATTTATACGCTAAGGAATGTTTCTTTCCTAAAGGCGCACAGATTATACAACACAAGCATAAGTATGATCACCTATCTATTCTTGCTAAGGGCAAGGTAAAAGTTGTAGTAGATGATGAAGTTTTTGATATTGAAGCACCTCATTGTTTTAATATCAAAGCCGATAAACATCATGGTGTCTTAGCATTAGAGGATTGTGTTTGGTATTGTATTCACGCTACAAACGAAACAGATATTAATAACATTGATGAAGTTTTAATTAAGGAGTAGTATTATGCCTTTTATTATTGCTGCCGGGGCTAGTTTAGCTGGGTCTTATTTAAGTGGAAAGTCTGCTGAAAGAGCAGCCGAAACTAGCGCAAACGCACAACTACAAGCTGGTAGAGAAGCTGCTTCGGCATCTGCCTTTAGACCAATAGGAATAACTACTAGATTTGGTTCTAGTAACTTTACTATGGGCACTGATCGATACGGTAATCCTATAGTTACAGAAGCTGGATATACCCCATCTGCAGAGATTACTGCTCTTCAGAATAGACTATCTGCCTTATATGGTACTAGCTTAGGTCAGGCTGAACAGGCTCAAGCACTTGGTGCTCCTATGGGAGCTGCTGGTCAGAGATTATTTGGCTTAGGTGAGCAGTATCTAGCTCAAACACCAGCGCAAGCTAGGCAGCAGTACATTGACGAGCAACAGGCACTGCTCAGAGCGCCTCGTATGGAAGAAGAGCAGCGATTAGGTGCATCTGTCTTTGGGCGTGGTCGTGCTGGTCTGAACGTAGGTGCTGCTGGGCAGCCAGAACTAGCTGCTTTGGCGGCTGCTCGTAGACAACAAGATTTAGCATTAGCTGCCAATGCTGAACAGGCCGCTCAACAGCGTCTTGGCTTTGGTGCTGGTTTGTTTAGCACTGGTGGTTCTTTGATTGGTAATCAGTATGCTCTACAGAACCAAGCACTGGCTCCGTTCCTCACTCAGTTCGGTGCTCAACAGAGCCTTGAGCAAGCAGCTCTACAGCCTCTTGAGATTGGTGCTAACTTAGGCGGAAGGAACGTCAACACTGCTGGTGCTAGTGCTCTGCTGCAAAGCGGTATCGGAGCTGCTAATACACGCTTACAAGGTAGTCTGGTTGGTCCTTCGTTGATGGCTAATGCGGCATCTAAGGTTAACTATGAGAACTTGTTTAATAAGTTGATGTCCCCAACTAGTGGAGGATGGGGTAGTGCTACTAACACTAACGCAATGTTTGGAGATACGGGACAATATGTTGGACAATTTACACCACAGGCAGCAACATGGGAAAGCGCATTCCAGCCTGGGGTCTACGGTTAATTAGGAGCTAACATGGCGATTGAAACTTTATTTGGTCCTTCTGTAGCAGAAGTACAAGAGCTACGCAGACTACAGCAAGAGCGAGAGATAGCTGGTGCAGGTGGTCAGTTTGGTGTCTTTGCTCCTCTATATCAGGCTGGTCTTAGATTTGGTAATCAGGCTGTCCAAGGCGTAAACACGCTTATGGGTGCTCAAGATCCTATGCTTAAGAAAGCTACGGATATCCAATCTATCCTTACTCAATATCAGGGTGCAGATTTAACAGATAGTAATGTTCTTAAGAAGATTTCCTCTGAGTTAGCTAGTAGAGGCTATGCCAAAGAATCTTTTACAGTAGCTCAAGAAGCTGCAAAATATGCTAAAGAAGCTAGCATTGAGAAACGAGCAGCAGCTAGTGATGTTCGAGCAGAAGAAAATCTAAGACTGCAACAAGAAGCAGCGCTAGACTTAAGATACAAAAATAATCCAGAATTAATGATTGAAGATGCTCGTAAGCTTCCTGATGATGATCCTAGAAAACAATCCTTAATTAATCGTTACTATGAGCTTAAGGGCGATAAGCTTACAGCAGAAAAAAGAGCTGCAGCAGAGCTTGCAAGGATTGAAGCTGACACAGCAAGGCTCAGGGCACAGGCTTCTAAAGAAAGTAAACTTTTGTCTTTAACACCTGCTCAAAAGGCAGTAGATAGCAAGTTTGCTGTAGAGTATAACTCTTTTGTTAATGCCGGTGGTGCTTCTACTGTTAATAAACTACTATCGGACTTAGACAAAGTAGAAACAGCTCTTGCCTCTGGTAGCAATATTACAGGTAAACGAGTAGGTGCTGCAGATTCTCTTGGGGTTCTGGCTTATGTCAACGCAGATGCCCAGACTGCTAAGGACTTGGCTGGTGGGGTTATCCAAAGTAATTTAAGAGCAATTCTTGGTGGTCAGTTTGCTCAGAAAGAAGGAGCAGAATTACTTGCACGAGCTTACAATCCCGCTGCTTCTCAAGAAGATAACTTAAAACGTATCCGTGAGCTTAGAAAACAAATTAGAGCAGCTTTAGATGCTAAAGTTGAATCTGCTCGTTATTACGAAGAAAATGGAACCCTAGCTGGTTACAAAGGAACTAAGTTTGTTTTGGAACCATTTAAGGATACTGAGACAAAAAGTTCGACTGGCGGTCAGACTGGTGAGTGGAAAATACTTCCTTAAGGACTAACATGGCTCAATATAAAGTACAAGCTCCAGACGGTTCTATAATTCGATTAGAAGGCCCAGAAGGAGCATCACAAGAAGAAGTACTTACCCAGGCAAAGCGGCTATATGCTCAACGGGCAAAGCCTGACTTTACAGCACCAACAACTGAAACATATGATGCTTCGGCTGAAGCTATGGCTTCTGGTGTGCCCTATACGGGAGTATCCTCTGCGGGTGATGCTACAGTAAGCGGCTTGCTTCGTGGTGCTATCTATGATCCTATTGCTGCAGTACGGCAGTTAGTATCTGAAGAACAGAGAAAGAAAGTAGCTAAAGAAGAATCTCTGTATCAGGAAGCTCGTAGACAGAAGGGTGATACTGGCTTTGAGGGCGGTCGTCTGCTTGGCGGCATAGTCAGCCCAGCTAACGTCTTGTTACCTCTCCGTGCGGCACAGCTGGTGACTAGAGGCGGTCGTATTGGTCAAGTAGCCACTGCTGGTGCTGTCTCTGGGGCACTACAGCCAACCTTTGATATTAAAAACCCTGAAGATGCTGCTGAGTTTATTGAGTCTAAGATTGAACAAGTAGGGCTAGGTGCTCTCACAGGTGCTCTTGCTGATGTAGGTATTACTGTTGGTGGTAAGGCTATTGATTTTGTGAAAGACTTAAGAAAGCCATTAACAGAGGCAGGTCGTAAAGAAGCTTTACAGGATATCTTAACTAAGCTTACAGGCGATCAGAGAGAACAGATTGTAGAAGCAGCCCGTAATGTTCGTCCTATTGTCCCAGGTTCTATGCCAACCGTGGCTGAGGCCATAGCAGACCTACCTGCAGCAACAGGACTAGCGGCTCAACAGCGTAGATTAGCTGGTGACTTTGAGAGCGGTGGTTCTGCTTTGTTTGCTACTCGAGCGGCTGAACAAGAAGCTGCTAGATTGGCCGCTGTCCGTAATATAGGTCAGGATGAGGCTGCACTAGCGGCTCTGCAAGCAGAACGAGCTGCCGTTACTGGTCCTTTGCGTGAGGAAGCCTTATCACAGGCTAACATTGCTGGTACTACTGTAGGCCCTCGTTTAGAAGCTGAACTAGCTGCTAGACAGGCCAGCATGGTTGACGCATTACAGCAACAGGGACAACTTCAGACCTTAGCAGCACAACAGGCTGGAATAGCTCAACAGCCTTTTGCTCCAATGGCTGCTGCTGGTGTTCCTGCAATCTCAGGGCGTTATAGTGTCGCTGCTACCACTGCTGCAGAGGCTATAGATGCTGCTAAACTAACTGGTAATATCTTAGCTCAAAGACAAGCAGAAGTTGCTCTTCGTAAAGTTCAAGTACAAAGCCTTGCTGATGAGGGTTTCTATCCGTTAAAAGTAGACCCTGTGGTCCAGAGAATAGACCAGATCCTACGAAATCCTGGGGATATGGCATCAGATGTTACTAAGGATGTTCTGTCTTCCTTACGAGCTAAGTTAGATCCTACTCAAAGACCTGACCTAGTCAGCCCTAACGGTGTTATTGATTCTCGTAATCTGTACACAATCCGCAAAGAGATTGCTGATGATATTAACCAATTTGCTAAGGTTCGTCAAACATCTGATAAAAGAAACCTAGCTCGTTTAGAAACCGGGTTAAAAGGCGTTATAGACGATGCTATTGAGAAGGCTGGCGGCACAAGCTGGAAGAACTATTTAAGTAAGTATGCTGATTACTCTACTAAGATTAATCGTATAAAGATCGGCCAGTACTTAGAAGGTAAATTAAAAACTTCTATTGAAGATAAAGAACGTGCTGGTGCTTTTGCTACAGCTATAAAAGATGCTCCTACTACTATTCAAAGAGCTACTGGAGGCGCTCGATATGAAGAGCTTGGGGATATCCTTCTACCTAAACAGGTTGGAGATATGAATGCTGTGTATGCTGACCTACAGCGATTAGCTAAAGCAAATGCTTCTGCTAGTAGGACACGGGTAGCTGGCTTAGGAGAAGCTGAGTTAGTCAGTCCTCCTGCTGTATTTAACCAGACGATGACTATAGTAAATAAAATGTTTTCTAAGGTTAAAGGCAATGCTTTAACTAAGATTGATGCGGAAATGGCACAGCTCTTAGCTAACCCACAGCAGTTTGTAAAGTTTATGGAAGCTATTCCAAAGGAAAGAGCACAAGGGATTATGAGTGTAATCTTCCCAAGATTGTCTCCTGAGTCTCGAGTACTTCTGAGGAATATCCTAGCAACTGAAGCTTTAGTAGAAGCAGAAACTTTACCTTAACATGAGTGAACCAGTAACACAAGCTGCCAAGGCTGCTGTCTCTGGCATTAGGGAAGCTTTAGCCGTAGGTAAGGAACTAGAGGCTGTTACTAAGGACATTCAAGACCTTGGTAAGTCTGAGATCCAGGCTAGAGATGCCTACCGCCGTAAGCAAAAGAAGAGACCATCAGATACTTCTGTCTTCTCTGCTGTCGAGGAGTGGCGTGGAGTATACGAAATCAAGAAGCTACAGGACGAACTAAAGCAGGACATCATCGAGAAGCATGGTCAGGCTGCTTGGGCTGAGGTAGAGGTTATCCAGCAGAGAATCCTTAAGGACAACAAGGATTTAACTGATGAGTTTGGTAGAGACATACACAAACTTGCAATGCTCAAGTGGTACTGTTTTATAGCCGCTTTCATCCTAGTTAGTTTTGCCTATGTCATGGGCTATAATCCTTAAGGAGTTGCTATGCTGTCCCTAATATCTACACTTGGCGGTCTGCTTATCTCTGGTCTACCTAGAGTATTAGACTTCTTTCAGGACAAGAACGATAAGAAACAAGAACTAGAGCTAGCTCGTATCCAGACTGAGCGTGAACTAGCCCTGGCTGAGAGGGGCTTCATAGCCCAGCAAAAGATCGAGGAGATTAGGACTGATCAGGTGGCTATGCAGTCTGAGGCACAGATGACCGTAGCAGCCCTAGATCACGACAAGAAGGTCCTCGATAAGGCTTCCAAGTGGGTGGCTAACTATGTAGGCACAGTAAGGCCTACAGTGACCTATCTGTTCGTCCTAGAGCTAATAGCTATCAATGCTTGGCTTGCTTGGAACATCTTCACTATGCCCGGATTAATAGCCTCTGTGGGTGATCTAGAGAAGGTAGCTGAGTTGATCTTCTCCTCCGATGAGATGGCTATGCTGGGCGGTATCATAGGATTCTGGTTTGGCTCTAGGGGCTGGGCTAAGAAGTGAAGGTAAGTAAACAGTGTATAGAAGGGATAAAGAAAGATGAAGGAGTACGATTTTTTCCATATCGCTGTCCTGCTTTACTATGGACTGTTGGTGTTGGGCACGTTATTGATCCTTACCATATAAGGACACCATTCAATGAACGCAAAGGACTTAGTATCCCTGATGGGTGGGATAGAGTTTTGTCAATGGCTGAAGTGGATAGAATCCTCGCAGAAGACTTGGCTACATTCGAGCGAGGTGTT